GACGAGTCTGAAGATACTGTGGATAGTGGCGGGGGGGAACAAGAAAACGACCAGCCCGAGCCGCAGGAAAAACCTGACGACATAGAACAGAAACTTAAGGCATCAGAGGGAAGGCGCAAGGTTGAGCTGGAAAGGATGAACCAATTGCTTTCATCTGCCTTGCAAGAAAAGGAACGTCTGGCAGCTGAGCTTGCCGCAAGGAAGCCGTCACCTGCAGTAGACGAACCGGAACTAGCGCTTGCCCCGGGGGAAGAGGATCTTGCTTTCTTCAAAACCCAATACCCTAATGTGTTCAAAGGCGTTCAGGCGTTGCTGAAAAAGAAGGAACAGGATTTTTCCAGGGGGGTCGATGCCGTAACCAATGTTGCGGCAAATATCCAGCAGGAAAAGTATATTACCGAGCTGGATTCAAAATTTCCAAAGTGGCGGGAAATCAAGGAGTCCCCGGATTTTGCAAAATGGCTAGAGGTAACCGACAGATATACTGGAACGCAGCGCTATCAACTTCTCGTAGCTGCAGACTCACGACGTGACCATAACGTTGTGAAGAACCTTTACGAAGATTTTGCGCGTGAGTCAGGGCTGCTTTCCGATGCTGGCGAGCCTTCCCAATCTGCGCCTTCGCCACAGAAGCGAAACGCGAACATGTCGCCCTCTACTGCTGGAAACCCGACTCCCTCTTCCAGCACGCAGAAGGGATTCATAACGAGGCAAGAAATCGATAAACTATATGAAAGCCGGATGAAGGGTCAGTACACTGACGACGAATTTGCAAAAATAGAGGCAAGGGTCTTTAAGTTGGTGCGCGAGGGCAAGGTCCGGTAGAAAGGAAATAACAATGTCTTTAACACGCGTTGCGGGGCATCCCGATTATACAGCGGCAGGAGCCAGCAAGTTCATCCCTAACCTATAATTTTGGGGATGTAAAACTCTTTCTGAACAACTGGAATCGGACGTAAGGTGCCGAAACCAGAGGGAACTTTAAGTACAGCTAGGCAGTTCGGAGGAATCCATGAAGCGATATAGCTGGAAATACATGGCAGGATTAGTAGACGGAGAAGGGTGCATAGACATGCAGGGAAGCGTAAATAAGGACAATGGGGTTTATTACTGCAGGCCGAGATTCAGGCTTACATTGTCCGGGCCAGCCGGGAAATTCTTGATCCCCCAGTTCATCGCCAATTATAGTGGAACCTGGGACGGGACAAAGGAACGCCAATGGGATAACCCGAACTGGCAAACCCCTTATACCTGGTGTCTTACTGGAAGCACCGCTCTGCGAAAATTCTTACAGAATATCGTCAACCATACTGTTATCAAGCAGCAACAGATAAGATTTGCAATTTGGTGGCTTGATAATATTGGTGGGAAGCATGTCACCGACGAGGTAAGGCGCTTTGGAGTTGACGAACTGAAGGCCATGAAAAAAGACCCGCATCGACTAAGTGAAAGAGCGGTGGCGCAGATTAAAAGTCTGTTTGCCACTGATGCGATAGTCAGATAACGTCATTGCGCGTTATTGGAGATATGGTCCAAGAAGTTGCTGGAAAAGTTTTACAAAGCTACCGTATGGACTGCTATTTCAAATACGGATTACGAGGGTGAGATCAAGGACCAGGGTGATAAGGTTATCATCAGGACGATCCCGTCTATCGCGATTAATCCGTACCAGAAAGGGCAGAAGCTTGTTTACGAGCGGCCCGAAAGTATTGCCACGGAGCTCCTCATCGACAAAGGAAACTATTTCGCGTTCACATGCGACGATGTTGATGCTTATCAGGCGGACCTTCGCCTTATGAACATGTTTTCTCAGGACGCAGCTGAGCAACAGAAGATCTACGTTGATTCTCAGGTTCTGACAGCATGTACATACGGCACTGCCGGTACGTTTCCCGGTTCCGCAAACAATGCAGGCGCTACCGCTGGCGTTGTAACCAGTTCGTTTAATCTTGGAGCGTCCGGGTCTCCCGTGCAGATCACCAAGACGAATGTGCTCGAGTACATCGTCGACTGCATGACCGTTCTGGACGAGCAGAACGTTCCCGAGTCGGGTCGCTGGATGGTGATCCCTCACTGGTTCGCCAATTTGATCCAGAAATCCGACCTGAAGGACGCCTCCCTTACGGGAGACGGTACTTCAATCATGCGTAACGGTCGCCTGGGCATCATCGCAAATTGCACCCTGTACAAGTCCAACAACCTGTACAGTGCAGCCGATGGTTCCTTCACGGCATACTGGATTCCCTTTGGAACCAACCATGCGATTACCTTCGCCTCCCAGTTTACAAAGATGGAAACGCTGCGTGCGGAATCCACCTTTGGGGACCTGGTCCGCGGTCTGCATGTGTATGGTTACAAAGTAATCAAAACCGAAGCCATCGGGCTTCTTTACGCGCGCAAGTAAACTCTATAGAAAGGAGGACAAATAACTATGGCAACAACCCATGATGCAACCAGCTTGGCCCAATTTGTTGGGAGTCAGCCTGCGTGGGGTACGAGTGGAGACGGCTTTGGCCGGTTCTCTGTGATGAAATTCCATGTTGACATGGCAGCAATAGCCGAAGAACTTGCGGCTACTATCGATGGATCGGCATCGGATGTTATCCAACTTTGGGACATCCCTGCCGGGACACACATTCTCTCCGTCAAGGTTGACGTGACCACGGCCGAAGGTGCAACTGCGACTGTCGCTGTTGGCGATGGCGATTCCACAGCCGGGTATCTGGCTGCTTTCTCCATCAACGCGGTGGCTTCCAAGATGACGCTGACAACTGATGCCTATGGTGCGACCTGTGGTCGGACCTACGCAGCAGCAGACACCCTGGATCTTCTGTTCGCGACCGCTGCGGACATTGATGCAGCTGTGTTTGATGTGTACGCCGCGTGTATTTTCTTTGACTGATCTTAAACTGGTAGAGGGGGGTAGGCCCCACGCTCATTCCCCCCTCGACTTTCCTTGGAGGACAGAATCATGAGATATGAACAATTTAGTGTTAACGAATTAGTGGTAAACAAAATAGTCAATCCTTACGGCCAGATCATTACCCCTGGCGCAAACCCTTCGGGTGGGCTTGATTATTACGTTGACCTTAATACAGCAAACGCCACGAAGGACGGCCTTAGTTGGGGCAGTGCGTTCGCGACCATTGCTGCGGCCATCACTGCGTCCAATGCTTCTATCGGGCTCAGTGTAAATCGGTGGTGGGCACGGCGCAACAGGATCTTCGTGGTTGGCGATGGGATTACCGAATCCCTGACCGTGCTTCCCGAGAAGTGCGATATTATCGGCCTGGGATCGGACCTCTACCCGTTCCCCCGCGTGATCGGCGCCCATGCCATTTCTCTTGCCAAGGTCGCCTGTCGCTTCATCAACATGGGCTTCCAGGCTACCGGGACCGGCGATCTCTTTGTTATCCCTGCAGGCTGCCATGGCCTCCAGTTCCTTGGGTGTACCTTCACAGCTGCAACCGCAGGTAACACGAAGGCCTTGGAGATCACCGACAGCGCTCATGTTCTTATCGAGGGGTGCAAGTTCCTTACCTCTGCTGGGGCGCTTACGACCTCCATCTTCGCAGTGGCTATCTCCATCGAAGGCACCGCGTCTATCCATGACCTGGCTATCAAAAACAACTGGATCTTCGCAACCAAGGGTGTAGCTATCGCCAATGGAACGCTTCAGGGCAGTGTCGTCAGCGACAATTATGTCCGGGTGACTTCCGGGTTGGCCTTTGATGATGACTCTGACGATGTGGCTTTTGTCAACAACCGCATCATCACGGCAACGGCTGACCTTGTGGTCGCCAACGCCTGCGATTGGAACGAAGCACTCGCAGTAGGTAACTTTATCACCACGGCAACAGGACGCAGTGGCGAGATCCCCATCAAGGTTGTTATGACCTCTTAACCTTAACCCCGAGCCCGGCGGGCAATCCGGGCATTTTTACAAACTACAAGGAGGCAGGCCATGTATACATGCAAGCGATGCAGGACTGAAATAGCAGATGGCCTTGAGCGTTGCCCTATTTGCAACAAGGAGGTCGACGTCCCTGTTGTTATCGAGGAGTTAAAGGAAACCAAAATGCCAGCAGAGGTTAAGAAGCTGGAGAAGGAGGAGCCAATGCCACTCAAGAAAGGTTCATCCAAAAAGGTTATCAGCAAAAACATCAAGGGGCTGAAGGAGTCTGGCCGTCCGCAAAAACAGGCGGTGGCCATTGCTCTTGACAAAGCAAGTAAGTCCAAGAAATCAAAGAAGAAATAGGAGGCGCCAATGACAGCCGCCGAATTGATCGCAGCCTGCCGCAGATGGCTCAATGACGAAGTAGCCGCCACCTACAAGTGGACAGAAGCGGAGATGGTGGACTACTTCAACAACTGCATGGACCAGATAGCCAGGGAGACGGACTATTTCCAGGATGCCACTACGACCCTTCTCACCGAGATAGCACTCACAGCCGGAACCGGCGACTACGCATTCGATACCCGTTTCCTCTATGTTGTAAGCGCGAGAGTATCCGGCCAGACAATTGACCTCATCCAGACGAACCACCACCAGCGCAAGGAAGACTCGGCAACGTGGAGATACGACCACTCTGTCTCCGGTGTGGACATCGTTCTTGATACCAGCGCTATTACCTCAACCACTACAGACTTCATTGATGCCGGGTTTTATGACGGGTGCTTCATCCAGATCACCGGATCTGCCACCTCCGCCAATAACAAGACCGTCAAGGTTGACACTGTCGCCCAGTACAGCCTTACGCTCAACGCATCCTACACTCTCACTCCACGGGTGGCAGGCGACCGCCTCATTCTCAAGCAGATAACAGTGGGCACTCCCTTACGATATATGACAGACTACCGCCAGGGCTACATCACCCTTGACCCGGCGCCGGACGAGAACGGCTCACTCCTTCTTACTGTGTACCGCCTGCAGGACACTCCGCTTACCACTGCATTGGTAGCCACTCCAGGTACGTGGATAATTCCCATCAACTTCCAGTACCACCTGCAGCTCATCGATGGCATCCTGGCGAAATGTTACATGAAATCAGGGCCATCCACGTTCAACATTGAGAAGTCAAAAATTCACCAGGCAGATTTCAACACACTCAAGGACCGGATCAAGCGTGACATGATAAAGGCACAGAGGCACAACATTGTTTTATCTCCACCGAATGGAGCAATGTAATGGCAAACCCAAAGTTACGCAACATGTCCCATGGAATAGAGGACGTCAGGGTCATCCCCGAGATGGACATGGTTCCCTTCCACGGCGGAATGGATATCGTCCACGAGACCTACCAACTGCCCCTTGCAGCCTACTCCGACATCCAGAACATGCGCCCCATGCGTCCCGGCTTTAAGAAGCGCAAGGGGCAAGCCAAGTTGCATACCACGGCAGACGGCACCAATAAGGTCATGACCGCCTACTGCTTCAGCAAGGGGAAGCGCGCCGAGGTCAAGACTTTTGCGCAGATGTCGGATGGGGATGTTCTGCAGGCCACGGCCAATCCACCCACAGTCACCACCGGGGCATTCGGATCATCCGTCCATGCCGCCACCACTCCTGCCAACATGATGCCAGCCTCCTGGGCGACCATCCGGGATATGCTGGTGTACACGGACGGTTCCGAGGGACCGTTCATCTACTCCGGTGAACAGTACCCGGTAGCCGGGTTCTACGTCTACAGGAGCGACGCCGCCATCCCGAATATCCCCATCGCCGGGATAGACTACACAAAGCAGGTGACAGACGACGAAACTGCCACGGTAGCTGTACTGGATTCTCTTGGAACGCTGGCTCAATTTGATGCCGTCTTCATCCGTACCCTTACCCCAGCACGAGCATTTAACATTACCATGGGGTCAGATGTAAACGGGAGCGCAGCTGTGGCCCAGATGCACTACTGGAATGGAGGGTGGGCGGCGGCCTCTGCTGGCTGGGCTGACGGAACCGACACCGCTGGTGCTACCCTGGCCAAAACCGGACAGATGGCATTCACCATGACCGCTGATCACGTTCCTCACTACCTCTTTGGTGAGTCCGGTTACTGGTATCGATTGTCTCTTGCCTCCGGGGCACTGGATTCCTCCGTGGATATTGTCAAAGTTACCTACGAATCATCCTGGACTGCCATGCAGAACGTTTGGGATGGGATACCCCTGTCTGCCATAGAGGCCTATGTCTATGTCGCAGCCACCACCAATTACGAATTCTACGCAGGATCAGCCATTTCCCTGGACGCTATCACTTCCTCCGACAAGATATACTTTAACAGCAGCGACCAAAGCCTGGCATTCTACGTAACAGTTCAATACACCCCCAATGCCAATGCCGCTACCATGGCAGTTAAGTACAGCAATGGTATCACTGCATCCGGTACCAGCTTCACTGCGGTATCCAATCTATCTGATGGCACTGCAGTGGGGTCCATTTCGCTTGCAAAAGACGGATGGGTGACATTTACGCGGCCCACAAACGAAGAGCCTGGTATGTTCCAGTCATCCAACTACCAATCCCATTGGTATGAGTTGTCCTTCTCGGCATCGCTTACAGAAGGGATGGTTATCGGGATTGAGACCATGCCATATCAAACCATGACAGACTTTGGTGACTGCTATGCTCTGTCTACATTCAAGCGCAGGGTGGCTTATGCGTTTGAGTATATTCCGGGCTATGTCGCCATCTCCGGTACCGAGCTCCCTTTCTGCCTTAACGGAGAGGACTTCTTCCTTCAGGATATAGGCGACGGTAGATACAACAAGGTTACTTGCCTCAAGCGTTTCTACAATGAGTTGCTTGTATGGCAGGAAGAAAGGGGTACGGACGGCGGTTGCCTGACCCTCATCGAGGGCTACTCTGCCCAGACGTTCGGTAAACGCATTATCTCCACCCTGCATGGAACATTCTCAGCCAAGTCAGCAATCGTGGTAGAGGATGTGCCCACCAGTGGCAAGATCGTCATGGGCCAGGGTGGATTATCGCAGACGGATACCAAGATCACCGCGGCCTATTTCCTCTGCCGTGACGGCGTCTTCATGACAGACGGCAAGGGTCTGGACATGATCTCCTTGCCCATACAAGACTACTTTGATCCCAAGGACAGCAAGTGCATACGCCGTGGATACGAAAAGGAGCACTGGATCAGTTGGGACTCTACCTACCAGATCCTGCGCGTGGGCATCGTCAGTGGGCCCACTGCCACAGTCCCCAATGTTTTTCTGGTATATGACATTAAGACAAAGGCATGGTCACATGATGTTCTGGGCCAGGCGCTGGCCTGCCATGCTGAGGTAGAGGCTACGTCCGGGCAATTTCCACTGTTACAGATAGGTGGTGGAACGGCAGACGGTACGGTATACCTGCTTAACACTACCTATTTGGATGTTGCTGCAGCCATAACGGCATACGTTGTCATGGAATTCGACGGTGGTGGGCACACTTTGCACCTTGAGGAAATCGTTCTACGTGTGTCCGGGAGCTGCAACCTTATCCCTTATGCAGATGACGTAGTTAAGACAACCATACCAATAGTGGTGTAACCATGGCAATAGAGACAGTGCGGACATTCCCAAACCTTGAAGGCAAGCACCTGCGGCTCAAGTTTACCTGTCTCAGCACGGACAGTACACTTGAACTGTACCACGCAAGATATAAGCTGTTCAAAACAAGGGACAGGGTTAATTCTGATGCTGTCCATCCCAATCTTGGGCTAGGTGGCGGTAGCAGTTGCTATCATCTTACATTAAAGCTAACCCATGCTGCAGAGGCGGATTTCATTGCAGCTTACGCATCCATGGGGCTGCTCGGGAAGAAGGAATGAAGAAAAGCCTTAAAGACCGTGTTACCAGCAACGAGTTCTTTCGTCTTCCGCAGATGAACACAGAGAATACGTTTCAGGAGATGCAGCAGAGGGTAACGCAGAAGTATGCCCAGGTGCAGATAGGCCCGTTCCCGGAATCAGAGAACCAGAAGCCGTACGATAGCGACGATGATTATCAGGGAGTGGAAGACGCGTTTGGGCCATGGGAATCTCCGCCTTATCCAAAGTTTGAGCCGCCACAGATCAAGGTATCTGACCCAAGTTGCTGGGCGCTGTGGTTGAAGATATTCCCGGGATGGACAACGGGGACAAGATATCTCACGGACGAAATTGCAGCTGGACTGAAGAGATATATTGCTGCTGGATGCCCCGTAGATACTATCTTGCATTACTGTTGCAAAAAAGGTCAACAGATTGTCGGACCCAGCACGGTTGAGTCCGGAGGTAAGGCTGAATTCTCATACCCACCGGCAGACAGCAAGTGCGACTATGACTGGAGCGCGGATAAGGGATGGATTGTTGGTGGCTCATACGAAGCGCCATATGCTGCAACCGAAATGTATGATGTTATCCGTGTGTCACCATTCATTGCCAGCGGAGATAGGGACAAAATTTGCGCTTCCAAAAAGATCAAGATACAACCAGCTGGCTGCGGCACTGCTACCCTTTCTCCGACTACATTGCAGATGGCTGTCAACACAACACAGACCCTTAATATATCCAATCCGGTTACAGGCGTAACGTACTCATGGAGCATCGTGTCCGGTGGGGGATCGTTCTCCAATGAGACATCCACCAGCATTGACTATACTGCACCGGCTACCAATGAGAATTGCGACGAGAATCCTACGATTGAACTGAGGCGCGGTACAGCTCTGTGCGGGACACTGAAGATTGCGATAAACGGTGGCGAAGGATATGCCGTTCATTATGGCGTTGATACTCTTTCCGAAACACCACCGCTTACAATATGTACTGGTGCTATTTACAATTGTGATGGAACTGTCGGACTGGAAATTAACTTCAGTACTTGCGAATTTGATCTTTGCATTGATTGTATCGGTTGCGCAAGTGGAAGTTACTGTGATGTAAGAGACGAGGGTCAAAAGGCAGCTGGCTGCTGCCCAATCCAGTTACTGTAGGTGTCATATGAAAGAGTTTACCCGCGAAGAATTCCAAGACCGGCTCAAAGCCATGAATCGCGCCATGCGTATCTTCGGTGAGCTGACCGACAACCACATCACCAAGGCATTCCAGGCCTACCAAGAGGTTTTCGCCGAGCGTGAACGTGAGATCTTCATGGCTCAGGCAACCATGGGGGTAGACGAACGGCGCACATCGCGCAGATTTGAGATTGTTCAGTGTCCGGAATGCCAGAGGGAAATGTTCTACCGTCCACTTGCCGATAATCCTGATGGTTACAAGCTTCAGTGGGTATGTTCCAATCCGGACTGCGACACGGTACTCAATTCAGAACATGATATTGAGTGGTGGAAAGGCAAGCTCAGAAAGGTAAAGAAATGAGCGTTGCTGATTTGCTATCAGGACTCAGGCGATCCAGCAAGAAGGATGACGGTGCCCGGCTCAGTGCTAGGAAATACTCAATGAGCGTTGCCCCATATGCGCGAAACAACTGAAGAAATACCGCCCCTGCTGTGGTTCACCGTACGGCTATAAAGGCTGCAATTGTGATTACAAAGTTATTCTTACTAACGATAGCGTGTGAAGCCATCATCCAACTCTGGTTCCACGCTGCACCATTGCAAGGAGTCCGGCTATGGATTATCAAGCGAACACCGTGGCTGTACAGCCAACGCCAGGATGCTCACCTCCTGGAGTGCAAGTACTGTGTCAGTGTGTGGGCTGGGTTCTTGATAGCGATATTGTATTTACATATGGAGTGTTACTGGGTACAGTATGGTATACTCGCGCTAGCCATTCACAGGCTGTCGAACTTCTTTCATCTAGCGTGGAGCTTACTAAGGGATATGCAAATGGATATTAGAATAAAACGTGGAAAGGGGGAATAAGCCATGTCGTTCGATGTTGAAAACTACGGAGATTATTCAACAGTGCCACAGCAAAGCAACCCGTTATTTCGGGTATCAGGAGAAGGAGACAATTTGTCAAATACTACCTGGAACTCTGGAATAAACCCTACTGGATATTTAGGTGGAGGAGAGGGAGAAACGTATGGGTGGGGATTCCCCGGAATAACAAATACCATACCTGCGCCTGCAAATAATGGTGCCACCCCCACAGCGTGGGGATCAGCATGGGGGTCTTCGGACGACTGGAACAAAAACGTAGGCGCAAATAGCAACATAGGGAAGGCAGGCGCAAGCGGAGGCGGCGCTACCGCCATAGGATCCCCCGTTCCTCAAACCTTCGACTGGAACAGGATCAAGGCTCCCGTATGGGAGGGTGTCGGCCCGTATAACAAACCAGGGTATGATGAGGGCAAGGTGAAGAAATACTCACAACAGTATGCCGCTCCATACCTTGCCGAGCTGCGCAGGGCAATCCGTAACGCAATTACCAGGGCTGGAGTAACCGGTAACCCGATCGTTCAGAAGTATGCTTCAGAGGGTGCGATAGCTTCCGGTGGGGAGAAAATGGGCGACGTACTCAGCAGGTCCATGAGAGAAGGCAGACAGATATACGGGGATGAATACAAAGGTGAGCTGGCAAGTTCACAGTTCGCATACCAGTCGGCTTATCAGAACGCACTGCAGAAATTCCAGTCTGAAGTTGGACAGTACAATCGGGATCTTGAGGGAATGTACAAGGCCGGAGCAGTGCCGAACATTAACAGCATCTACAGGAATCAATAAGGAGGGATGACATGGACCCGGAAGAGAGGATAGCTGTTCCCCAGGGAGATGAATCAGGGAGTGGAGGATGGGCCGGGCAACTTGTAGCCGATACTGGTGCTGCAGTAGCTTCCGCAAACCCTTTCTGGAAACTGTCCAAGGAAGACAGGCTTGCGTGGTACAGAGAAATGGGAGCCATCCCCACTGATGAAGCTGAANTGTTCAACATGCTGACCCACCTTTCTACGATAGGTGGAGCTACGATGAAGGGAGCAANGTGGGCCAAGAATGCCTGGGATTTATTCAAGGTGGCAAAGCCAGCTGAGATTGGTGGGTTAGCCAGCTCAGTGCTTCCAACCAACATACCTTCTGCCGCTGGGATGGCAGTTGGCGCTGCTCCGCTTGCTGCAACAACAGCTGCGGCTGGCGGTGCGGGTATGTATCTTGGCATGCCCACGGATACACCCGTCGATCCCAACATCGATAAGAATTTCCAGCTTGCGCGGGATGTTGCGAAGCAGCGACTTGCCGGTCAGCCTACCGCCGTGCCAGAAGCTGAGACAGGGGAGCCAGGCCCTCCAATGGGTCGTGATGCAGATGGCAATCTTCCGTCCGTCATGGACAGCAAGGCAAACATAGAGGCGCGAGTCGCGAAGCAACAAACTGCAGGAGGGGCGGTCCCTGGCAAGGCAGTAGTTTCAGGTACCCAGGATATCAGTGGGTACACCCCCGAAAAAAGGTGGACGTCAACCGACAAAGAAGGGGTTACCACTATCGGAGGCCGCGGACCACAATTAGGCTACAACAAGATGCTTGAAGCATTCACCAACCACGCCATGTCTGAAGTTAACGGCATGCTCGGCATCAACGTTCAAAATCCGCCATCATACGAACCGGGCGCAATCCGGCACGATGCCATTAATGAATTTGAACGCCGCTTCAACAACTCCGCTGCATCAGGCGGATGGAGTGGGTATACCAATATTATCAGGTCAAACCCGTCCCTTGCTGCGGAATTCGACAGGATATACGCACGCAAAAAGGGTGAGTATGATGGGGAATTTGCGCACAGGATAGGGCCATACAAGCAGGGTACGCAAATGCTCAGCAAGATGCTGGAGATGTTCCAGAAGCAGTACGCACCGCAGGTGGTAAGCGCTGGTAGTGTACTGTCCAGGCCGGGATCGCCGAATGTCAAGGCGGAAAGGATGCAGCCGCGCTACATAGGCATCGCTGGTGTTGGTGCATTCGATACAGATACAGGGAAGGTTGTCGCGGGGGTAGCTCCAAAAGCAACTCCGGAGGCTCTCAAGCAGGTAAGGCAGAACACCATTACAGAGTACTACATAAAGGCCTATGAAAACCAAATGAAAGTAGCCGGGCAGGCATTGAAGATATCCGATTCTGGCAAGAGAACCGTGGAGCAGAAAGAGGCTGTCGGTACGCTGATGAAGCTAAGGACTGACAGCAATGCAGAGAAAGAAATGAGGACGGAAACATGGGTTGCAAGCCATCTTCCGAAGGATCTCCGCGAAGAATTTATTAGTAAGCTCCGTAATTTGAACAATAAAGATTCAGAAGCGGCTGGTATCGCAGTACCGTCCGCAATGCAGGCACAAGGAGGTGGGATGGGTACAGAATCACTTCCAGTGCAACCACCTACGCCAGCTCCTGCAGGAAAGGTGTGGAAACGAAGCACGAAAGATCCAAGCAGAATAGTGCTTGTTAACATTTCAACCAAAAAGATAGAGCAATCTTATCCATAAAGACCACGAGGTGATAACCCATGGCATCTGAAATTGGTGAAGTTTACGAAGGCAGGCTGTACTTTGATCCTGCTAATGCTGGAGTAACTACAGAGCGGCCAAGCTTTGGACAGCTTCCGTCGACCGATTATTCTTATGACTATTCCACGGTTCCGGCATCCTTCACTCCACAGGTTCCGCAGGCGCGAATGCCGCAGCCAATGCAACAGCTCAATGAAGTCGGCGAAACGTACGAGGGTGAGGTTGGTGAGACGTATGAGGGGCCGCTAGCTGAAACGGAGATGCCAGTAGAAAAGGAAGGCAGCACCTTCGGCGCATTTGTCCAGACCCTCGCCCGCGTTCCTGAGAACATTGCCGCCCAGGCCATCGGTGCCATCCAGAGCCAGGGTGGTGCGTCCATAGCAGATGCCGGGGTCGCCGACAAATTCTACAAATGGGTGATGAAGCGCAATGAGGAGCTTTCCAAAACATACGAGGGTACTGGCGACTTCATTCCCGGAGTCATTTCCAAAAAGGATGTCGCAGAGTTTGGACCCAACCTTGCGTTCTCCATGATATCCATGGGCGCGTCACTTGCTGGTAGTATACCTGGCCGTGGTCCAACCACACCTGTTGGCATTGCCGGGGCCCTCGCAGCCGGTGGCGTGGCGGCTCACCGCATGCAATCTTACCAGACCATGAATGACTGGCTGGACCGCAAGAACCAAGAAAGTCTTCAGTTAACAGGTAAGCCGATCACTCCGGAAGCAGAAGCGGAATTCCGTAAGAAATTCGAAGAGTTTGCCACTATATCAGGATTGTGGGAGGCCGGTCCTGAAGCGGCTGGTAACGTGCTTGAGCTCGCTCTTATGGCAGGCAGGGGCACACTCCCAGGCAAGATCGCCGCACTGTTCCCCCCGACGATGAGGGGCAAGATCATGAAGGCCCTCGCGCGCACATTCGGCATCATCGGGACGGAGCAAACCACTGAGACCGTTACCCAAATGGGTCAGCAGCGTGCCGAAGTTCAGGCTGGCATGAGCGATGAACCAATGCGTCAATGGACCAGTGGCGATGACTGGCTCAAGTCCGCCGCAGAGGTGCTTCCAGGTGTCCTGCTGCTGTC